ACTTATTTTTTTTTTATGCATCACACTTTATACCTAAAGCAGGAATAGCAAATGAATGAATTACATCTGCAGCCGTAAGAATAAATCTAGTGTGTGTTATTTCAGGTAGTATAACTCTATTATCAACTTCTAGCATTCTTAAAGCTCCTTTTTCTAAATCAGATTCAGGTACTAAATAAGAATCAAACTCTACAAAATCTCCATCACTATTTAAAAAATCTGGGTATTCATAACTTCAATATCATTGATGACCTTCTGCTAAAACAGATAATGATGGATCTGTAACTTCATCCATTAAATAAAGTAGTTTAAAAGAAGGAAAAGCTATTAACACCAAGATTAATGCAGGAGTTATTGTTCAAATTAATTCTATAAGTGTCGACTCGATTCACATTAATTGTTTTACACCAGTTTGACCTTTTCTACACCACCGGGTTATATTCAATTGGTATTTTATTTTTACAAATTTTTATTCAGGGACGCTTCGCAATTAAGGGGAAAGAACTAGTAAGAGTTCTATTGGGGAGAAAATTTATATTTATATTTAAATATTTCTCCAGATTTCATATATTTTACTACCGTGCTACCACTAATTCCTAAAAAGATACCTGCTTTCCTTGCGGAAACAAAACTACCTATCAATTTAAAACCTTCTTTATCACACCTTTCAAGTATATTAACCAAACTTCCACGTTTAGAGCTCATTATTAATTTGGTATCTTCAGAGTGTTTTCTTCCTAAAGCTTTTTCTCTCATTAAATCTTTAGTTTCTTCACTATGTTTTTTCCCAAATAAAGGATTATTTTCCTTAGCTTTTTTGGAACTCATAAGAGCTTTCGTTTCGCTTGAAAGTTTTTTACCATATCAGTAGGATTTTTCTCCGCCATAAACTCCAATTTTTTTTTGAAAAAAAATGGATTTACTTAAATGACTTTTAGTCTCTTCAGTATGAGTAAAATCAACGGCGTATACTCCTGCGGTTTTTAAGATATTATAAATAGGGTTTAAATTATCTAAATAGTACTGCTCTCTAGTTGTTAAATCTGCTTTATCACAATATTCTAAAATAGTCAGAGAAAATTTTGAGTAACCATACTTAAGAATGGCTCTACCTATTCTAGAATTAGGGGATCTTTTAAGATAAGCAGGATTAAAATAATTTAGAAATCTATTATAAAGGTTTTTTGATTGTCCAATATAGAAATCTTTAGTTAATTTGTTAGTAATCATATAGATTCCAGGCTTACCCTTATTTTCCGCTAAAATAGTTTTTTTGTTAGACTCTATATCAATATAAATTGTCATGTTTTTATTTTTATCTAAAGGATTGCTAATATTAATTCCTTCAGACTCTGAATTATCATCATTATTATTTATATTGTTCTTATTATTAAGCTTATAAGAGTTGCTATAATACCTTTTGAACGTTAATGATTTTATAACGATTAAATTTCGTCCCATCGACGGTAATAGTGTCAGTATTAACAATTCATGTTAATCTTTTATATTTTCATATAAAATCTTGGACTATATTATCAACCAATTTTTATCATGTTTTCTAGTGAGGTTGTAACCAAAACATAAACTGGCTGTTTCACGTGTAGTCTCTGAGGATCCCTTATCATAATCGCCTCTTTTTAATAAATAAAAGGGTAAAAGATTACTTAGGTTTCCTGCTGATTATTCATTGTTGCATCCTTTAGAATTTTCATTGATAATATATAATAATATATTATAATATCTAAGGTTTTAGAAACTTCCAGCATATAGTTAAAATTGTTTTTTTTCGAAGTATTTCTAAGTTTAAAAGTATTTACTACTATTGAGAAGAAAATTTATATCTGTATTTATATATTGCCCCTGAATTCATATATTTTATAACAGTACTACCACTCATTTCTAAAAATTTACCAGCTCTTCTTGCTGAAATAAAACTACCTATTAATTTAAATTCTTCTGATGAACATTTCTCATATATATTCACAGGATTTCCTCTTTTTGCGCTAATTTTTAATTTAGTTTCATCAGAGTGTTTTCTACCTAAAGCTTTTTGTATCATTAAATTTTTAGTTTCTTCATTGTGAAATTTACCATATAAAGGATTATTTTCACCGGCTTTTTTTAAACTCATTAGTTGTTTGGTTTCTTCTGTTTTTAAGCTACCAAATAAAGCAGATTTCTCCCCTATATATATTCCTTTTAAAGCTTTACTAATTTTAGCTTTAGTTTCATCTGAATGATTAAAACCTTTAGAGCTACCTGCTATTTTTAATATATTGTATTGTGGTTCTAATTTATCAAAGTAATATTGTTCTCTTTTTGATAAATCAGATTTATTGCAATATTCTAATATAATAAGAGAAAAATTAGAGTATCCGTATTTAATTAATGCTCTACTTATTATAAGCCCTTTCTTACTTTTTAAATAACTAAGATTAAAGTAATTTTTAAATCTATTGGATATATCAGACGATTGTCCTACGTATATATCACCTGTAAGTTTATTAGTTAACATGTAGATTCCAGATTTACCTATATTTTCTTTTATAATTATATTTTTCATAGAATAAGCATCTTCATAAACTTTAGCCGGATTATTATCCGTATTAGGTAGAGTACAATAAGTACGTATATGGGTAGATACTTTATAATTTAACGGTATAAATTTAAACTTAGAACACTTTCGAATAGGCACACTTTTACCATGATTAAGATATTTGTTACTAATAGGATATTTAGCCATATTAAAATATTTAACGATAGCTCCCTGTATTCAAGCCACACTAAATAATATGGCTACTAGATAATACATAATATCATCATGTAACTCCACTAGAGCTTCCATTTGTGGACTAGCACTATCTTGGAAGTAAAGTCCTCAAGCTCTAGGTGCATCACACATAATAAAGTCAGCATATAAAGAATTACCACTATATATTAATAATGCCATACCTATTAGAACTATTAGATAGTGTACATTAGCCCCTATTACAGCAGTACTCTGTAAAGGCAAGCTAGTAAATGCGTGTGGTTTAGGTGGGTTATGTAAAGCTCATTCTAAACCAGGACTACATCTATCCGTTAGTATTCTGAAATAATCACTAAATAGTTGAGGGACAGCTCATATATAACCATATATAGCTTTACCTTTTACAAGTTGTAAGTACACTATTTGTAAGAATAGTGCAGTAGCAGCTACAGATATTACTGAACCGATACTACTAATAAAGTTTCAACCTGTAAAAGCATCAGGGTAATCACTTACCCGACGTGGCATTCCTTGTAGCAAATTTATGGTATTTTGCTATTAATAATTTTATTTTAATTTTGAATAAAAGTATTTATTTTTGTATATTTTATCTGTATCTAAGTACTTGTTAATAGTTTCAGCTGCTATATGTAAATCTTTTACAGCAAACTTTATACTATCATAAAGTATAATAAATTCTTTATTACTGTCATAAACATATACTTTTTTGCTCATTTTTTCTAAAGTTTCTTTGCTTTTGATTTTACCAAACATAGGATTATTAGAACCCTTTCTATCTTTATACATATGTTCAAGAAACTCCTTAGATTTTTCCTTGTTAAACATAGGATTTAATATACCCACTTTAGATTTACTCATTTTTTCTAAAGTGGTAGTAGAGTGAACTTTAGATCAAAATGGGTTTAATTCACCTGAAAACAATGCACTAAGTTTTTTCTTAGTTTCATCAGACAAAGGTTTACCTATACGGAACTCGGATATAAGTCTTTTAGACTCTTCTGAATGTTTGAAACCCATACTTGACCCTGCTATAGGGTTTAAGTTATACACAGGTTTATATAAATTTATGCATTGTTGTTCTTTACTAATAATATCTTTTTTTATCGATGTACTAGTATTACTTAAAATATCTAAAACAACAACAGAAAAACTACCATGTCCATATTTCAATATAGAATTAGAAATATACCGCCCATCACACAAACGAGAAGGGAAATAATAGGTAGCAAGTCTTTTACTTAAATCCATTCCGCTACCGATATATTTTTTACCGTTTATATTATTATGTATAAGGTAAATACCACTTTTATTTCTAAATTCTTTTAAAAGAGTATTTTTATCTCTTAAAAAATTATATAAAGGGGAGGCACTAGAATAATTTAAATCAGACAAATTTAACTGATATTTTTCACTAAGCTTATGTTTATGCTCAATAGTTATTAAATTATTATTATTTATTGATTTCTGAATAAAGTCGTCTTCATTAGGATCTTGTTCAGGTCCAGAATTAGGATCTTGTTCAGGATCTTGTTCAGGTTCAGGGTAACTATTTACTTCTGAACTATCAAGTTGTTTAGAATTTCCTTTAGAATCTGCATCACCATTTTTTATTAGATACATATTATTGTTGTATAAATTAAAATAAAGTAAATAGCTAAATCCATATACAAATAGCAATATATTATTACGCATATTACTATGCTTATTGGACTATTTCTTCAACTTTTAAGTTGCAACACATATAGTCTCTGAGGATCTCTACATCTCATGGAATCAATATCAACTTTAGTTAGAGACGTATCTTAAAGCAAATATATAATCATAATCGCTAATTGATTTCCTGCTAATTGTCTATTTATAGTGCCAACTACCTAATAGAGTTTCTAGCATACAGTGTTGTGCAAATTATTATATTTCTATAATAAAGGGCCTACTTGACCTAAGAAATGTTGCATCATAGTTTTTTTTTTAGTGCGTACGTATTGTAAAATTTATAATTTATCTATATAGCTGTATATTTTTCCATTGTAAGAATTTCTATTTTCAATTAAGTTTTTTAATGTATAAAAATTAACTTTTGCGTATTTCATAGCTTTTGACACACCATTTATTTTATCTGTTAATTCTAATGTATCACTATCAAATACGTAAATTGTTTTTCTATGAGAAATTTCTTTTACTATTAGTAAAAAGTCCTGGAATTCACCTAGGGCTATAGCAGCTCTAGCTACTCTCCCATCAATATTAAAATATTTGGCCATCTCTCTCCCAGATTTAAATTCTGTAACTATCTCATTATCTAGATTATAAACTGTAATGTGCTTTCTTAATTGGCTATCTCCTACAGGTTTTTCTATATAATTTTTTAAAGCATCTGCATCTATTGGTTCAAAAGATATGATAAATTTTGATTTGAATAAATAATTATTATTTATATGATCTAATAAATTACTATGACTAATTTGTAATCCTTTTAAAGCTCTATTAATTGAAGAATAGACAATTGGATTTTTATCTGGTGAAGTAATATCATAAATAAATACTAAAAAACAATAATATTTATTACCTAAATCTTCTAGCTCAAATTTTATATTATCAACTGTTTTAAAAACTTGTAAGAATACAGATAATCTTTCGAAACCTTCAGAACCTGCGGTAAATAAAGATAATAATTTATCTATTACAATAATAGCATGATCTAAATTATTTCCTCATTGAGGATTTACTCTAGGGATAACTTTATAATTACTATTAATTGTAGGTTTAAGCATAATTATTGCATACTGTTCATATACTAATGATAATTGAGGAGATGTAAGATAAATAAATACTAAGCTTCATTCTGATGCTGGAGTTAACGATATTTCTAATTCTCCAGATGAATGAGGATTTCTTAAACCTTTCGTTAATTTTAAGTATTCTTCCATCCTTCTAGCTAAGTTATTTGAACTACCTATATAAAATCTATCTATATTATTTTTATTAGTTAGTTTATAAACTCCTGAAACACCTATATATTTAAATTTAATTTCTTTACATGCTTGTTCAAGAGAATCAAATTTTATAGTTTCAGTATTGTCTATACCATCTAGATTAAATGAGTTACTAGAAGAAGTAGAATACTTTCTTTTGGGTGGACCCCATATTTTATTCTTAGGACTCAAGCTATATATATTAGGTAAAATTTTTGTACGTGAACCTAAATTAGATAAAAAATCAATACTTATTAGTCACTTTTATAAAATAATTTAGATCATATCATTATCCTTAATCTAAATACTTAATTTAAGGACACTCGGCGTGTGATCGTTGAGGGGTAATTTTAAGTATTAATAAAAACTTCCCTGCTGATTGTCCAATCTTTATGATTTTTACCTTATAATAATAAAGTGCATAAAGCTCTAAGGATATTCCAGCATATAGCCAAGATTAAGGAGTTATAATCTCCTATTGTACTATATAATTACTTACATAGATCCCCAACATTATAAGAGGAAAGAATGTAAAATTAACCCCTGCAAATAACACTCAGAAATGAGCTTTAGAATATAATAAATTATAATCTAATCCAAGAATTTTTGGAATTCAGAAATATCATCCACTAAATAAGGCAAATACAGCACCCATACTTAAAACGTAGTGGAAATGAGCACATTGTGTAATATATCTTTGGATATATTTGGACTATATCTTCGTCTTTCACCGGGCCTCACTCATCGAATAAAATGATGAGAGAGGGGAATAAGGCAGAAAGAGTTGCACATGTAGTCTCTGAAGAACCCAATATTTTTAATCGCCTTAGCGCAAAAAAAAAATTGAGTACCTGCTGATTGCCAAATCTCTTATATTTTCACTGTTATATATTTAATACAAAAAATATTAATTATATATTAATTAGTAATAAGAGCTATAACGGGTTTCCAGCATATAGTGCAATTTTTTTTCATGTCTCACAAAATGAAAGTAGCTGCTTTTCCATACAATTTAGATGTATGTTATTCTTTGTGTTCAAATAATGGAGTGTAAGAAACCCTAAGTCCAAGATAAAGCTGTTTATGCTCAATACGTAACTCTAAAGATTTAGTATTAGCATTACGATTACCCCCTAATTCTTTAACACACTCTCTAAGACTGTTGTAATGTTTAATAAAAATAGTACCATCAGCTGAGTATACATAAACCGGAATACTTGTTTTTTTCTTTAACGCAGGGTTAAATTTATCAGGGTTTTGTCCTGCAAGTGAATTATTTGCGCTATCTATTAGGTCATATGAAAGAAAATATTCGCCTAATCAAAGAGTATCTGTTGTACAAAGTAATTTTGTATTAGAACCACTTTGTTTAGAAAATAACATAAAAGCATTAACACTGGGAAATGTTTTAAGAAGTACAGACTTATCTTTATTATAAACATGAACTAGTTTAATAATAGTACTCTTAGGTTTCACCTTATTTTTAAAACTTTCAAGCTTTTCTTTGTCTAACTCAGATAACGAGATAATATATTTATTTGCATACACACTACCTGATTTAACTGCACGTCTAGCTGTATTAACATGTACCCCTAATATACTAGCTAATCTTACATATCCATATGCGATAGTATTAAAATTTAATGTATCAGAATCGTATACAAATATAGGCGTACTTCTAGTGAAAGACCATAATTCTTTTTGTTCTGGAGAATGACAGTGGTCTCACGCAGCTCCCTCAGCTCCCTTTTTACCAAATTGTATATTATTATTACCCATATTATTAGCATAATTAGGCTTTAATGTTGGTGCGGGACCAAGAGCTATTCGTCTTATATTATATTTAAGGACATATCTATCAAGATAGTATTGTTCTAACAAAATATGATCGGAATTAATAGAAATAGTATCACGTGTAGGTGAATCACCTAACACAAATATTTGTAAACTAAATTCTGATAAACTGTGTTTAATAATAGCTGAAGAAATAGCGCTACCTCTTGAGGTTTGATATTTAACATAAGAATTAGTAAAGTAATTTGACAGCCTAGTCGAGAGATCCTTAGCACTACCTATATATTGATTACCATTAATTTTATTGGTTCATAAATAAACCCCTCTTTTTTTAGCAAAATCAATTCTAATCGTACCTTCAGTTTGTTGAGGGTTTAAATACTCAATATGCCCATTAGGTAGTGCCACAAGTGGGAGTAAAGAACAATGAGCAACTACGTAGTAAGTATCGTGGAAAGCAATATCAAGTGATGCGTTCGCAAGAACTACTCCACTTACATGTTAAAATCTCTTAACATTCTCTTTAATTTCAGCTTAATTATCTTCCATTATTTCATGTAACGGTTTATATATCAAATCTTTCATAACAAAAGTAGTAACCCGATATGTGTAATAGATTAAGCTTAGCACATTCTCTAATAGCGTGATGATGAATATGATATATATTACTGGCTTGAGTTACTCCATCATGTCTACCTATAAAATTTTTATTTGTGTCATAAACAAAAATACTTTTTTTAATCATGTGATTATTACTAATCTCTTCAAATAAAAGACTACCTTTTTCAGATAATCAATCTTTTATTTTAGGAGAATCCTCTATATTGTAAGGAACATTAGTAAAATACCATTCACCTCTAAAAAGTGTTTTATCTTTAATGTAACTAACTACTGTAGTATGAGTTGACTTAATTCTTTTAGCCAATGTTTTTGCTGAAGGAATAATAGCTATCAACTTCTTGTATGAATCATAAATGTAGACAGGATAAGCTGAGTTAGCCTCCATCATTCTTACTTTACTTTCCATAGAGTGATTTTTATTATAAAAAGGATTGTTCTCACCAGTTAAGGCTCTTGTTATCAATGCTTTAGTTTCAGGTGTATGTAATGTATTTTTACGTAATTTAGATAATAAAATTTTAGTCTCTTCAGTGTGTTTATAGCCTATAGAAGAATAACCCACCTTCAATACATTATAATAAGGGATAATTTGTGCAATATAAATCGTCTCTCTTGTAGATATTTCGTTAACTTCAGCATATTCTAGAATTCAAAGAGAGAAATTACTAGGGCCATACTTAAGCATAGCTCTCGTTATTGGCATATTACTACTATGTTTACTCTTTAAAAAACTAGTATTAAGATAATTTTTCATTCTATTAGCTATATTAATGGAACTTCCTACATAACTGTTACCATTAACATTATTTATAAAATAATAAACACCTGATTTACCTTTTAAATCCTTCAAAATATTAGCCCTATCTCTATAGAAATTTTCATATTTTTTTACGGGATTTAAACCATTTTTCTTATCATTCTTACCGTCAGGGTCATGAGGTCCACCTGTTAAATTAGAATAAGAACGTGTTACGTATAAACGTTCTGAAATACCTTTATTTATCATTAAAACAAAGAAGAATGTTAAGAGATTTAATGTATGGACTATATCATATCATAATCACAATGCAATATGCATTGGCTTATGACGGCTACCGTTAGTCTCTGAAGTACTCGTATGAATTGTTATACTAATTGTATCAATTAAATAATTACATAAAGTGCCTGCTGATTGTACAAAATTGAACATTTTTACTGTAAAGATCACTAGTATTTCAATTGTGAGTAGTTCCCAGCAATTTAGATTAGCCTTTAAAGGGAGAGCTAAGTGGTATATTGATAACCCTCCAATAGTAAACATAAATACAAAACCTAATGCAAATAGTAATGACGGTATTAACTGTAAAGAACCACCATAACAAGTAGCTAATCAAGAAAATATTTTAATACCAGTAGGAACTGCAATAATTAAAGTTGCAGCGGTGAAGTACGCTCTAGTATCTACATCTAGACCTACAGTATACATGTGGTGACTTCAAACTACAAATCCTAAGATACCAATAGAACACATGGCATAGACCATTCCAAGGTATCCGAAAACGCTCTTGTTAGAGTTAGCTGAGATTGTAGTACTTATTATACCAAAACCTGGAATAATTAAAATGTAAACCTCTGGATGACCGAAAAATCAGAAAAGATGTTGGTATAATATAGGATCACCACCACCTGCTACTTCAAAGAATGAAGTATTAAAGTTTCTGTCAGTTAATACCATAGTAATTCCACCGGCTAAAACAGGTAAGGATAATAATAATAAAACAGCTGTAATAACAACTGCTCAAGCAAATAAAATTAGTTTATGTAATCTTATTCCAGGACTTCTCATATTAAATGTAGTTGTCATGACTAAAAATAGTTACATAGTAACTATTTGTGGACTATATCTTAAGCGTATTAATATGCGGTTTTTAACGTGTAGTCTCTGAGGAATCTAATCATAATTAAAATTACTTTGGTTTCCTGCTGATTAAGCATAGCTTACAAGATTTTTACTTTTAAGTACTTATAAACACTGAGCTATTCCAGCATACAGTTAAACATTTTATATGAACCCCATTACAACGTATTTTCTTTCACATATTCACATAAATATCCTTTATATGCTTTACCTAAATCAATATGTTTAACTAATGTTACTTGAGAAGCAGATAAACCTTTGTTATGTAAATATTCCACACATTTACCTAAACTAGGTAACACAATAGTGTTTTCTAAATTATCCACACATGTTAATCTAACAGGTTTAGATAAACTATTAAGAGATTTATTTTTATTGTATTTAACTCTGTCCTTTTCCAACATTAAAGCTAAATCTAAATCAGACATATCTAAATCAGACATATCTTTAACTTTAGCAGTTAACACCTGTTCACTTGAAAAAATATACTTACCTAAATAAAAAGTACCGTTTTTTAAATGTTTAGATAATGTGATATGATGAACATTTAATTTTCTAATGAAATCTACTTGTTTTGTTGAAAAAAAATATAAGATACTCATATCTCTGTTATACATATATAAACTCTTTGAGTTTGACCCGCTAGGGTTGTTTGCAACTCTTATGGTATTTAATGTGAAACTAGAGTCTAACAAATAATATTGTTCTAATACAATTTCTGACCCTTTAATGTAATTATGGTAAAAAGGAAAAACTTGTAAAGAGAAATTTTTCAATCCTTCTTTATGTAATCTAGGGATTAATAAACCACTCTTTCTATGAGACAAATTAATATAGCCATTTAATCTAAAAGCCAGCTGTGATGATGAACCTACATATTTTCTACCTGTACTAATATGTGTAAAGATATATATACCAGGAATTCTTTGTTTACTATTAGGTAAACCAAGTTTATCTTTAAGAACATCCTTAGTTATACTTTTTTGATCTAAATTAGTTAAAGTAAAACTTGTGGTATCAATTAAAGATTTTAATTCTTGTTCTGTAATTTTAATATTACAGTAAGCTAAAATTTCATTAATTTTTTCCGCAGTCACAATTTCACCGCTATTAATTTGCTCCACAGCTATTACATGTGCATGTTTATTAGGACCTGTTCTACCCAATATCTCTTTTCAACGATTATCCAATTTAGGTTTATCATTGTTTTCAGGAGAACCCCTTTTTTTTAGAGTTATTGTCTTTTCCATTGTTATCCTCACCATAATTATTATCTTTTTCAGTATTGTTTTTAAACATATATTTTGGTTTATTGCTAAAGTAACATATATTAACTGTTGATTGAAAGCTTGTTGGGTAACTTAAATATGTAAGGTAACTTAAATATGTAAGAAATACATTTAATATTAAATTCATAGCTCCAAGTAAACTAGATACACCAGAAAGATGTAACCCGAATATGGCTAAATCTACACTTGGACCACTGTGACTTTGTATACCTGATAAAGGAGGGTAACAATTGTGTTGGTAACCTCATTTTAAGGATTTAACTTTTTTACTATAAACTAATACAATAAAAAAAATAAATCTGTCATAAAACTATCGTTACACGCAGTAAATCTTTTTACTGTTCGGACTATACCTTCATCTTAATGACTATACTTAAATGACAAGCTATATTATTTCTAACAGATTTTTTCGTAATTTCCTGACCAAGTTTCTTACACTAAGCAATTTGTTATAATCACCTTTATTTTTAGTATAAGATCTCGCCCATATTCTATATTCTAAAGATTTTACTCCCTTCATAGTATCTTTAAAAAAAAGTATAATATTTTCAATAGCTCTAGAGTTAGTCGTATCCAATATATAATGATTATGTAACTCTTTGAATCTAACAGGGTTTTTTATGTGAAGCATAATCCCTATTCCATCTAAAACAACTTTATCTAGTTTTTGAGTTAAACCAAACCCATGTACTATTCTATTGGAGTCTTTATTTGTTAAATAGAAACTACCCTCTGCTTCAATAAACCCAACTAATCAGCTTTTACTCATTACATTGTTTACAGAGCTTACATCAGTCAAAGGTAAAATAGCATTATTTCAAGCTGGAGATATATAATTACTATTAGCTTTAGAGTTTTTAATAGCCAAAAGCTTTAGATTCTTATCTTCTTTACTTAGACTAGTGTTGTTTAGTATAACTAAAGCTTTTTTTAGTTTTACATAATCAAAATATTTAGTGGTTAAAAGAGGGTATTTATCAAAAATAGGTATTATAACGGTTTCAATTATCTTTCTATCCCTTATAAAGTATTGTCCTTTTGTACCATCTTTTGTAATAGAACCCACACCTAGCTGTTTTTTTATGTAATGTAAGACTCTTAAATTATATCTAGATTGAGTTAATTTATAACTTAAACCTCATTTATCTCCTGTATGTGAAATATGAAAATTACCATCTCCATCTGTGAAACCTACTAACCACTGCTCCCATTCATCTTTAATGTGTGCATTGTGGTTTTTGGACTGTCCTAGCGAAATCTTATTTGAGTTGTCATTAAGATGCTCTTCGTTAAGTCTCTGATGACTAGTAAATAGACATTTATTTACTATTCAGGCGCATTGTCTCCGTGACATACACATTCTTACATACGTACTATTTAATAATATTTTTATTAAAATTAGACATGAGTAGTGTATTACGTGTAATCCTATTATTACATAGTTTACTTGAAGATATTCGCGCATCGAGAAGAGTTTACTTTGTTCTATGTCACCATAAAATAACTCCCTAATTCCTTTAAGAGTTCACCCTGTACCTACACCATTTTCTATACCACCTGCAAATAAGAATAGAACAATACTAGGTATTAATAATAAGTAACTAATATTATTAAGTCTAGGGAATCCCATATCAGGTCCTCCTAACCCTAATGGAAGCAGGAAATTTCCAAACCCTCCAATTAAAGCTGGCATACGCTTTATCACTAACTCTCGCTAATGCGCGGACTATATCTTTACCTTTATATATTATATATATACTAAGGTATTCACGTGTAGTCTCTGAAGATCCTACTATATAAAAGCGTTTAATGCTACAATGAGCCCTTTTATTTAGTGGTTTCCTGCTAGTTATCTAATCTTTTAAGATGTTACTGTATTCTGCCGCTTTTCGTTTACCAATAGGTTCCGAAAGTCTGCAGTACTAGTTTTAAAAGCTCTAAAGAAGTCCTAGCACATAGTAAATGTAAAGTAAGATATTTCTACCTTACCCGGCCATGCCTTTATTATATAAAAATTGCTCCATTTTTTAGTGATATATAACAACGAATATAAAATAGATAACAATAAACGGACAAATTGCTTTAATAAAGTTTACACTAAGTGGTTTATGATTAAATATAGACATTAACCATCGCGAACATAGAAACAAGTTGTCGTATATTATTGAGATAGCTAAACTTAACTCTTTCTTCCTCTGTTCATACCAGCCTTGATTAAGCGAATATTATCTAACCCTAATTCTGTAAGATGTGCCTTATCTTTAATTAGTTTCAAAGCTTTACAGAAATCTGCATAATCTAATGCCTTTACACCAATTATCGGGTACTTTTCGAACAACGGTATAATCTTAGTTGTAAGATCCGAAAGCCCACTAACGATAATATCTCCAACATCTTGCTTTGTATTTAAATAATAATGCCCGCAACCTAGATATTCTGTTAATACCTTCATTAATACTGCATCTCGAGTATGTTGAGTTATTTTGAAACTTAATCATACTCGACTCCCAGTTTTACAGCTTGAAGATTTTGCAATATTAACACTAAAACATCCTTCCCCACTTACAAACCCAGCAATTCAATTAGGGTCGGGTATTATCGCTACGTCTACGATAGGTCTTGAAACAGGTGTGACATTAGGAAAAGCCGTTTGCAAGTCTTCACTTAGACCCTTATTCATCGATGCTTTAATACGGGCAATTTTAATTAAACCCTCCGGAGTGAGATGTTCTTGACGATCCATTAATCCCAGGACTCTTTTAAATAGTTCAAAGTCCGCTCGTTTTTTTGTAATTAAAGGATAGTTATCGAAATGGTCTATTAGTACGGCTAAATCCCTATAATATACCTTAAAACTAACCTGTCTATCTCTGGTTGTAATGCTACCCACTCCTCCTAATGAAAACTGGATATTTTCTAATAACGCTTTGTCCTTTACATGTAAGTGGGTTTCAAATATAGCTCTGACAGATCACCCTGTTTTAACATTATTACTTTTATGCATAGTAATATAGAACGAAGACTCTCCATCAAAAAAACCAGTCAAAAATCAAGGATTAAGTGGTAATAAACCAGAAGAGTCGCGCATGGCTAATTTAGAAGAGAGAACAGAAGATGTAGTAAGCGTGTGATAGTTATAAGAACTTATTCTATTATACAAATTAATGGAATGCCCTACGTACATATCTTTTCCATCCAAACTTTGTCATATATAAACACCTTTTTGTTTCTTAGTTACTTCAAGTATGATCTCTCTATTATTATAGGGATCATCTACGAATACTTTAACATAATTGTGTTTATTGTTATCATTTTGGCGGTCATTATGGGACGTATTATTTTCATTGTCCGTGTTGTAACTATCGTTGTTATCAGATTCACTTAAAAAAGGTGACTTATTATCACTATTTACCTGTTTAAACAAGGTAAAATTCGAGTTTAATACATAATATTTTTTGACCATAAAGAAAATCATTATTATAGCATGAGCAGTAATAATACTGTTATATAGTTGGTTATCCGCTATATATTGTACACCGGGCCCTGACAGTTCTAATCTAATTAAAACTGAAAAAGCGGTTCCAATTAAACCGGCAAATAATGCATATATTAAATATAAAACACCGATATCTTTAGCGTTTGAAGATAAAAATCATCTTTCAAATCACATGCTAATTCCCGATGTTTGTATAGTTAATGTATTATATGCGTTGTTTTTAGATAATATAATCTTGCTTCCAGAATAATTATTCAAATCGGAACAAGGGGTCACATTAATCTAAAACAAAAAGGTAGTTATATATATTTTTTGCATAATATATATTGCTAAATAAAGTTTATTTACTACCCATTTTATATTTTGGTTATAGTAATAAAATAAGGTTTATATGTCTTAACAATATAAACTTTTATTACAATTTACTAATGTAATAGATCTGATTTTCTCATTAAAAATGAGAATTTAGACTTTTTTTTATTAAAAGCTTTTTTTTTACCATAAAAGCTTTTTTTATATTATTACAATTTTTAAAGTAAAAACCTATAAATTTACACAGCAAGAAGAGTTTATGAAGTAAATTACTTTACTTCCTAATTAAGTTAGTATACTAGATAGATAAACTATCCAATACTTCTCTATTATGTAAAACAAGTAAGAAACAAGTTATATAATCAATATCCTCATTTGGAGAGCGCAAGGCGGACAGACCAAGTATTTGTGTTTTCTGAAACATCATGCCGAACCTCTTCCAAAGTCGTTAACCCACTCAAATTAGGATAGGGGTATTATTACAGATGAAGAAAGGAATCCAGAGGCAGATAAGCCTGTTATTAATATAAAAGATTTTGGACACATAGCAGCATACATGGAAAGCAAAAGTCTTGTAATGCCAGAGACAGGTGGGGTAAATCAGGAAGGATACAGAATGGAGGTGGTTTGATCAGAAGGATTTAGAAGACAGGGCAAGGACACTTACATTTCCGGAAGGGTTTGAAATGTTTCATTCTATGTATTGAATTTGAGCATTCAACATACTCCATCCTATACAATATTTATGTAGTTAAATTTAAGTAAAGTTAAAAACAGCCCAAATGACAAATATCCTAAAATCTATAGTAAAAAAGTTAAAACCAAAAATAAAAGACATTAATGATATTACAACAAGAGCAGAAATTCAAGATGAAACGTATCGAATAAATGAAGAGAAAAAAAGTCAAGAGGATAAAGCTGAATTACTTAAAGCAATAGGAAGTCTAGGTGTTGAAAACCGTCAGAATGCGTCTGTTAAGCTATTGGAGGATGTTAATGAGAAAGAATACCAAAGCAAACTAAATGCGTGAGATGAAAGAGAAAATAAAAGAATACTAGAACAGAACAAAAGTGATAAAGAGGATCAAACCACTCAAAATAAAGTTAAACAAAACTATTAGAGTATTTTGAATAAAAACTATATAAAGACTTTAGAAGAAAAAGGTTTAAAATCACCTGTAAGCTGGAATTCAAAAACTAGAGCTATTATACTTGGACATCCATTTGCATTGGAGTATTTACAAACAGCTGAGTATAAAGAACGTAAAAACGAATTAGAAAATACGACTTAAATAGAAAAAAATATTCAAAGGTCTAGACATTACGTGGAATATACAGGACCCGTTAAATTTGTATCACCTAAAACACGAGATGTATCTCCTAAACCACATGATGATAGTAATACGGATAACTAAAGATTCCAATCCATCATATAAATCTGATTAGGTCCATCAAAACACTAAATGCGGTTAAAGTTAGAAAAAAAGACGTGCAATGACAAATAGGCGAAACCAAATCACGTGAAAAGTTTATCTTTTCTATTAGTAAAAACGCTCGTAATGAATATATCCCTAGGGTTGGGGTTTCTAGGGATTTTAACCCTTAGAGCCTTTCGGCATAAATTTATTTTAGATTATATTTCATAAACACCTAATAAACCTTATCAAAAAAAACCGTAAACATCCTGCAAGTTTAGACGGACTAACACCTACAACAAATATGAAATCATGCTATAAAATGTTAGCCTTGTCCATAGGATGTTTTTAGAACACTTTAAACCTTTATATTTTTATAAAGGAGTATTCTATATATTGTGTTGTCTAAGGATATGAAGGAGTTGAACCTTATATTCATGATCTGCAATCAAAATGCATAGCCGTATGCAACATACCCCTTTTTTTTGTTCTGGGTCTTTTTATATGTACTAAAGTATTTACCAGAGTATATAAAAATATCCCAATTTATTATAATATGCCACATTTTACCTCTTTTTTTTGTAGATTTATTATACATATTAGTGTAGTTCTAACGCATCTTTTATATAAGAGCAAGATAGAACTACAAAAACTTGTGATTGTATAAAGGCAATACCTAATTCTAATCCAGAGAATGCGATTATAAAGGCTAATGGTAATAACCCTAGAATAAAGAAAATGATACCTGAACTCATGATGTTATATGTGAAACCACTAAGTATATTAAGTAGCATGTGCCCAGAAAGCACGTTTGCTGCTAATCTCAACCCTAGAGAAACATTCCGAGCTAAATATGAGATTGTTTCTATGATTACTAATAAAGGTAATAAACCTAACGGGCAGCCCGCGGGAACAAATAAAGAAAAGAATTTTAACCCGTGTTCTTTAAAACCTAAAACTGTAGCACCTAATACAACCGTAAAACTAAGTGAAAATGTTAATATAAAGTGAGATGTTGATGCGAAACTATATGGACTTCTTGATAGACATATAGACATATCAAGTCGGACTCTATCTTGACTGCTCTATTTAGTAATATGAGCAGCCCTTTACGTGTAGTCTCTGAGGATCCCTCTAGTATACACTATTCTTTGTCTAAAGTATTAGTAGTATCTGTTGGTTTCCTGCTGATTGTTCATTGTTTTATCTTTAGAGTTGTTACGTCTTTTAAATATAATAAATTATACAAATATAGTCAAATTTATTATTAATGATCGTATCTAAAGCATTAGAAGTTTCCAGCATATAGTAAAATTTTACGTAATATATTATCAATTATTATAAAGCGTAACTAAAAAACAAAATATTTGGGGGTTAGACAATTTTATATCTAAGATGTTTAGTTAAGAATGTATTCTTTTACTATTCATATTACTTTTAATTCTTTTTATATTTTCTATACCCTCCTTTGTTAAATGATCTTTAGATTTCATTAACTCGGCTACTTTACAAAAATCTAGGTAATCTTCCTTTTTAGTTCCTAGTAAGGGATATTTATTAAATAAAGATATAATTTTATTATTTATGTCAGAAAATGTTGAAACAATTAAATTTACTTCATTACGGCTAAAATAACATTTCCCACAACCTAAATAATTTGAAATATTATCAAATAATACTGAATCCTTAGAATGTTGAGTTATTACAAATCTTAAACCTATATTGTCTGTTGTTTTTTTGCTTTTAGATTCTTGAATAATAACCATAAAAGATCCTTCCCCTTCAACAAAGCCTATGAGTCAATAAACATCTTTTATTTCTGAAATATTAACCTTTGGTCTTACTACTGGTATCATATTAGGAAATGTTTCTTTAAATTTCTCAGATAAACCCCAGTTTAATACAGATTTTATACCAACTAATTCTAGTAAACCTTTTTCAGTTAGATGTAACTTTTTCTGTATTAAATCAATAGATTGTTTAAATAACAGGTAATCTGCTAATTTTTGAGTTATTAAAGGATAATTATCGAAATGATTTGTTATTACTCTTAAATTCTTTAAAGAGCTAACACGATACATAAGTGAATCTTGACCATGTTTATATATTTTACCTACACCTCATGTTTTTTGTACAGCTTCTAAGATTTTTATATCTTTTTTATGTAAATTAAGTTGAAATATAGGTTTAACTTGTCATCCTGTTTTCATTCTACAATCTTTATAGATAGACGTTGTAAAACAACCCTCTGCATCTACAAGACCAGTAATATAATAAGGATTAAGATAATAAGTGTTATTAAGGTTATATCTAGGGTAATTAGAAGTATTTGAAGAATATAGTCTGATTATTTTGTTTTTTAAATTAGTTAAGCTAAATGTTTGGATAATATATATATGTAGGCTCCTTTTAACCATTCCTATTAGATTATTTATTAAAATGAAAATAAATAAGGCATACATAAATGGAAAGTAAGCCTGACCACTCTTGTTGTTAATCTGGTTTACAACAATGCTATGGATAGTCGCATATAATGTTTCTTGACTTAAAGATCATTTGTTGGGAGTAATTTTCGAGTGGTTAGTAGCCAAAATACTAAAATAAAAAGATATGAAAGCAGCGATTGTCATGTATAGCCCTATATTAGTTATTGATAGGTTCATATTTGCTAATAATGGTGTATCTATGCTAAATAAATTTCTTATCTCAAATTGGTCAAGGGGGCTTAATATTGTTTGATATTTAAACATATATAAATATTATGTTTTACTACAAGTATAAAATGATTTTTTCTAAACTACAAGGGTAAGTTATTTAAAGATATTACTATTTAATGATTAAACATATTTCCGTTTAACCGTTACATATTAAATATGCATAAGGTGGTTGAAGGATGTTTTAATACAAAAAATAGAGTACTACTCTTTTTTTGAGGTATATTGTATAGTTATGACTGTGTTATGTTTGGCTTAGGTTATATTTTTTTGGCTAGCGATGTGCTTATTAAGTTGGCAATATTCTTATTAGATTGGTTATATTTTTATAAGGTTAGTTATATTTTTACTATGTGGAAAACTAAAAACAAGTAACTAACAATTGTGTCACTACCACGAAAAAAAAAGAACGGCTTTAAAAAAAATCTCTTTTTTACGGTCGTTTAAGTAGTATATAAATTTAGATATCCTATGTAAAAGATTAATTTATATATATATTGGAGATACAAAATTATCTGTAGACCATGTAACTTTTTTACAAAAGTTAATTTATTATACTTGCTATATGGTCTACTAGAATTAGTGGCAGAATGTTTTTTGAATGTATATTAAAACTATATAGAGATATACTACTTGGGTACAAATAAGCCGGGTCCTGTGTGTAATATTTAACTAAAATAAAGATTAATTAAGGCTTTTTATCTAATAATTATAATAAAATACTTAAAGTTTTTATGATTTTAATTTCTGTGAATTACCCAAGCTTGTACTTCGCTTTTAAAAAGCTATATTTAAATCACTGGACTTCCCTACTATTCTCTTAAAAGTAAAGTATAAAATGAAGATGAATTACATTTGTATCACAAGTTTTTAGATAAAAAAATTGTTATGTATAATTATGTTTAAACCAACACCTAAAATACCTGTCTGCCCTAATCTTAATAAAAGTAATCTCTTTACCCTCAAGTTTTGGTATAAACTATTTTTTTGGAGGTACTTCGAAATTTTCCGTGGTAGTGATATACCCATTTTCATCAAACTCCTGGTACTTAGCTAAAAATAATATAAATAAATTATCATAAGCGATAAAAGCTGAAGAAAGTAAAATAAAAATGGTAATTCTGGAGTACAGGATAGATTTGTCTCGT